GCAGCGATTCACGGCAATGCCGGGATCTTGTACTTCCGCCGTGAACCAGTCGGTGGTGTGTCCGGTCAGTGGCGTGAAGCTGCGTTTGCCTGGCGCCGTCACGGTTACGGGATCGCCCTCCGCCTTTACTGTCATGGCGCTGCCATTCATGAATTGACCGGTCAACTTGGTGGCGGTGACGGCCGTCACGAAGAAGTTCTTGCCGTTGTTGGCCAGGCCCGTGGTCAGGAAGCCGCCGATGCGCACGACCGAGCCGGCGCGGTGGCCATCAGCCAGGAACGAGCCGGCGCTACGCGTCAGGCCCGTGGCGGTCGCTGCAATGGTGTTCTGCGCTGTGGTCAGGCCGCCGGCGGTGAAGTCGCGGCGCAGCAGCGCGGCCAGCAGCGGCGCATAGGTGCCGCACGATGCCTCGCCTTTGATGGCACCCGAAGTGCGGAAGTTGCCCAGGCGCGTATCGCTCTGCTGTTGGCTGGGGTCGATCTCGGCCGAACTGTACTTGTCGGCGTCCGTGTCGAATGTCGCGGTAACGCGTGGATAGAGCTTGCCGTTGGCTGCCAGGGCCTTCGTGCCTTCCGCTGACTGCTTTGCGATAACGAGCAGGCTGTCGATGCCGTTTGCTGTGGTCATGGTGTGGATTGCCTTTCTTTGGTCGAAAAAAAGACCGCCGAGGCGATCTGTGGTGGGTGCTACTTGTTACAGGTTGCAAAACCAGCGAATCTTGACTGGCACGAACCAGCGGTCTTCGTCTTCACGGCCGTCGGATATTTCCGGGGTGCGCTCGATCTGAACGGTGATGTCATCTTTGGCGAAGCTGGCTCCACGCCGAAAAAGTGACTGGATCAGCTCCGCGCGGGCGCCTGCGGCTGCCGCACCCTTTCCTTTTGGGTACATGAGATTCACCTGAAAGATGCCGCGCTCTTGGCGCGAGCCATCGCCCATCGAGCGATTGTCCGGTGGCGCCGGCAAAAAATATGCAGCCTGGTATTCGTTGTCGGTCACAGGCTTATACGCGATGTTCTGGTAGGCTGTATCGATGCCAGGCTTAATGCTGGCCAGCGCGCTTTCCAGCGCGGCGCGGATTTTCGTTTGGCTCATAATTTGTATGTCGAATAACCTTGAGCGAAGTCACTGGAGCTCGTGCCGGCGCGCACGCCGTTGACCGCGTTGTCCACAATCGTCTGGAATTCCACGATAGTCAGCGCAACCAGGCCGATTGGTGCCTGGCGCGACCAGCCTTCCTCGATGCGCTTTGCATATGGCAGGTTGTTCACGAAATAGATCACATCGCCCGCCTTGGCTCCGCCAATCACAGCAGCGTGCGCGGCAATCGTGGCGCTGCCGTCTTTATCCGTCAGATCAAGCTTGCCAGTTGCTGGCGATCCCAGGGATAGCTGCCAGTTGGCCCGGAATCGTCCGCCGGCGTAACCAGGTGGTGGCGGACGCTGCCAATATGACGCATCGCCGACCGGGGAGCGGGAAACCAGTTTTTCATCGATCTTTGCCGTGATGGCGCGCACCACCAGTTCTTGGTTGGCTTTAGTCTTGGCGATGAACTCGCCGATCTGCATCGAAAACGATCCCTTAGCCATCAAAGCCCCCGGAGTTGCAACGTGTACAGCAAGCTGGTATCAGTCGGCTGCAGGGCGGCCACCATCCCTACCGTATAGACTGCGGCGCCTATTGCCACCTGGTCACCCGAAACCGGCAACGGCATCTTGACGCCATTCCGCTGTAGGGGCGATAACAGGAGCTGCTGGTCGCCCTGCTTGATCAACGTGCCATCGATGTCATCCTGCTCGTAGTTGAGCTTGACGCCGGTGCCTTCGTATTCGGTCGTCGTCGTGGGTGCAGTGCCCAGGTCAGGATCGTATTCGCCCGTGGTGATCTGGCGCAGTACGACGATGCCCCCCTTGCGGCGCAGCGACTGGTCGGCGCGCGCGGCGGCCTTGGTGTAATCGGTCATGTCGATCCTATCCAGTTCGCGGACCTCATTCGGATGCCAGCCTTGCCGGCCAGCACGAAGGCACGATGGTTGCCATAGTCATGACAGACCGGGCGCCCCTCGAAGAGGCCCCAGTTTTCGATCTTGGTATCGGCGAAGATCGCCGGGATCTTGTCCGGCAGCTGGTCAAGCGTGATTGGCGTCGTCCTCGCCTGGATGAGCCACAGGCCGCGCGGACTGATCCAGTAGACCGGAGCAATCCACTTGGCTAGAGGCGTTCCGGCAAACTCGTTCGATATCTGCCATTCGTTGATGTTGCTGAAATTGCCGCCGTTGTCGCGCTTGACGACCTTGGACTTGTCGATCGCGTACTCGAACACCATACGGTAGGTGCCCTCGCCCAGCTTTCGCCCACAAACCAGGTTGATCAGGTCATTGGTATCGTCGCTATCCATCATCCGCGCACCAGCTTGATCGAGTTGCCACCGCCAGACAGGCCAAAGTACGGCGCCAGCAATGAATCGACGGCCACGAAGCGCTCGCGCGCATCCGTCGTGTTCTGGAAGTACTCCGTTTCCAGTGGCCCAGTCTTGTCTTTCTTGATAACGTTCGAGCCCGTGTCGAGGTCCGGCAGCAGATCCTCGCCACGGCCAGCGCGGGCCGCCAGGTCGATGCAGGCATTGACCACATCGACCGGCACGGCATCGCTTGGCACCGGAAAGCCGTCCGCCTTGACGCCGTAGCGCGGCCAGTCCAGCGCCTGGCGCTGATTCATGCGTCGGCCGGCCCAACGCGTGCGGTAGGTGGCCATGAAGATCATCGCCTTGCGCAGCGCGATTTCCTTATCGGCCTCGGCCAGCGCCGCCCAAGCGGTCAGGCCCAGGCTGGCGCAGCGCGCATCTGCCGCAGCAACGCTAGCATAGGATTCGGCGTCGGCCAGGCCTTCGCCGGTTTCTATGATGATGGACATGGCAACTTTCGGGATGGATCAATGAATGCCCCGGCATGCGGAGCTTGGAACTTAGGCGCCCTTGGCCTTGGCAGACTTCCCTTCAGGCGCCGGGGCTACCTCGGCTGCTGACAACTTGGCCGCTTCGTCGCGCAGGCGCTGGGCTTCAGCTTCGTTGACGGCGGCCTGCTCAGCGTTGCGCGCAGCTTCGGCTTCGTTGGCGGCGCCCAAGGCTTCGATGCGCTCTTTCGCTTTGCTCAGGCGCTGCTCGCGTTCGTCCAGTTCGCGCTCGCGCTCCAGCAACTGCTCGTGCGCAGCCCGCAATGCAGCTGCCCGCTCGCCGTTTTCGTTCGCTCCTTGAGCGAGATATTCGGCCTTGATCGTGACTTCCGGCACGTCTTGCGCGGCATTGGCGCGACCAACGGCCACGTTTGCATCAATGATCTTGAGGCCTGCTTGGCGCGCAAGCGCCTTGACGTCCTCGTTGTATTGGAACATCGGCCCTGGCAGATACCAGATATTTCCCGGTGCTGTTTCCATTTGGAACCCCGATTCTTGTATTTGTTGAAGGAGGCCGCGCCCGATTAAAGGCGCGGCCCGCTACTTACTTGGTCGCGTCGCCGATGGTGATCACGCCAGCGGTGTGTTTGTCGCTGGTGGCAACCTTGTCCCAGTTCGAGCCGGTGCCCAGGGCCGCATCGGATGGCGATTTGCCGCCCGACGCTTCATCCCAGGTGTAGCCCTTCAAGCCCAGGCCGAAGGTGTAGTCGACCTGCATCGTCGTTTCGATGCGCTGGTTACCGTTGGTCGTTTCGATGTTGCTGATGATGTCGGAGCCATCGGTAACGGTTGCTGCACCTTCGGCCAGGGACAGTACGCGCAGCTTGGCAGGTGCCGCTGGGCCAGGTGCTGGACCGACGGCTGCCGAGTACAGTGCCGGCGCATCGGTGACAACCACCGGCTTGCCGAGGATATCGACAACGCGAACGTTTTGGGCCTGGAACAGCTGTTTTTCATTGGCCAGGTTGGCGCCGATCAGCTTGTGGTAAGTCGTGCCGTTCATGATCTGCGCCACCAGATTGCCGCTGTGATCGCCGAACTTGCCGTGAGCTTCGTTCATGGCGATGTAGTCCAAACCCCGGGTCGCGCTCACGTCGTTGACGGTGTTGGCGTTGTTACTGATTGCCGCCACCAGTGCTGCAATCGCTGTGTTCAACTGGTCCGCCATCATCGCTTCGGCAAAATTACGCGAGGCAACTTCGATGCCTTCCGCCGTCGGTTTTTCGAGCCAGGTCATTTGTGCTGGCTCGAAGCGGATCGGCCCGAAGCCACCCGCGATCTTGACCGAGCTATGCTTCAACTGGGTCAAATCCGTAGCTGCCGCCGTACCATTGGCGCCATAACGGTTCACACGGCGCTGTGCCGAATGGATCGCGGCGAAGAACGATTCTTGCAGGAAGTCGCCTTCGAAACCTTCGGTGGTGAGGCGGATTGCACCATTACTGGCCGCGTTGAACTTGGCCACAATCTGCGCCAGCGTCTCGATGGTCGCCGGCATTATGTACTTATTGAAGACTTGCATTTGGGTGAGAGACATTTTTAGCCTTTCGCTAATTCGGGATATTGAGCAGCAAAAGCAGCGGCACGCTCTTCGCGCGTCCCGCCGAGATTGCCCGTTTGTTTTTGGCCGCCACCGCCGCCATTTGGTTGTTGCGCACCACCGCCAGATGCGCCCGAGCCTTTGAGGATCTGATCCTTGTAGGGGTACTGATCCACCAAGGTTTCGAGCGCTTCGTCAAAGTCAGCCAGATCGCCCGGGCGCGTGCGCGAGAAGATCTTGTTGCCTGCGCCGTCGTAAGCTACGATCTTGCCGGCTTCGACCTTGAACGCCTGGCCGAAGCGCGCCTGGACCAGGTCGACCGGAATAGCAAACTTGTCGGTGATGAGTTTCGAGCGGTTAAAGCTACCGCCGATCATTTCCGAATACAGGCTGCCGGTGATGGCTTCCAGCTCGGTCTTGGTGCGGGCCAGCTCGTCGGCATGGGCCTTGTTGGCTGCAGCAACCTGCTCTTCTGCCGCCTTTTTCGCTGCCAGCTTGATTTCTTCAACCTTGCCGGCCGTGAGCAACTTGCCTTCATCGACGTTTTTCATCAGCTCGATCGCTTTCGCTGCAGCGGCGGGGTCGTCAATGCCAGCGAACGCTTGCAGCTTTGCTTCGGCAGCTTCCTTGGCTTCGCGGTGAGACTTGGCCTCTCCGTTCAAACCTTGGATCTTCTGCACGGCAGCAGCCGCATCAAACGGGACTTCCTTCCCGTCGTCATGTACGTAGACTGGCTTGCCATCCTGGACAACGACATTGCCATTTGCATCGAGTTTGAGTTTCATTTGGTGGCTTTCTGGGCATCCGCCCGTGTGAATGGCCTTCTGGCCGTGCGCCGCGTCGCATCCGCTTGCGGCAATAAAAAAGCCGCCAGGTTGCCCGGGCGGCTCAAAATGGTGAAAATCTGCTATTTATACTTCTCGCGCAATTCCTCCAGCGTCAGCTTGCGCCCTTTGAGGTTCATCAGGTCATTCAGCGTGATCTTGCCTGCCTCGTACATCTCGGCGCGGCCTGGGCCCAGGTATTCAGCCCGCCAGGCCTTGTCCTTGCTGGCCAGGAAGTCCTTGAAGTTCATCTTTGCGCTGACCGCGCCGCCTGAGCTGGGGCGCGTGCCGGCGGCCGGCTCGTCCAGCTCGATGCCCAGTTCGGCGAACGTCTTGGCTCGCGTCGTGATCACACAGCGACAGCTGAAATGGATGGCGCCAGGCCCGCCCGCCCATTCGAGCGCGTGATTGATCGGCTCCTGGTCGTGCAGCGAGTATTCCATCAGGTCGCGTGCGGCGCAAAGCAAGCAGGTATTCGAATCCAGCGTGGAGAGCCAGACCAGGCACTCGATCAGGTCGGGATTCTCCTGGAAGCTGGCCAGGCGCGCCGCATTGGCCACCGCTTGCACCGAGCTATGAACCAGCGCGCGGGCGTTTGCTTCAGACGTTTTCAGAATGCCGGGCATGGCCTCGGCATCCTCGCCGGCGGCCTTGGCGCTCTTGCCGACGACCCGCGCAACGATCTGCGAGGTCGTCTCACCCTGTGCCGCGCCAAGCCGCACCTGGTCGGCGAACCGGAATTGCGTGGCCTGCGTCTGGCGCTTCCACCAGTCGGCCGACGGCGCGCCCTTGATCAGGGTGTCCCCGACCAGCTTGTCCAGGTATGCCGCTGGCGGCAACTTGGCTCCCAGCTCGATCTTGAATGCCTGGGTCAGCACCTTGGCCGTGTAATCAGCCTCGATGCGGGTCAAACCAGACAGATTGCGCGCCAGCTCGGCTTGCATGCCACTGTAGTGCGAAGCGATAACGGCATTTGACTCACGCAGCAGCGCGGTCAGGCGCTGCTTACCGTAATCCGATATCTCGCCCTCGCCCAGCTTGGCAGCCAAATCGTTCGACATGGCAGCCAGCAGGCCAATGATCTTGTCCTGCACGCCGGCCGAGAAACGCAGCAGGTTCAGCGAATGCGTCAGGAACATCTCGGCGATCCACTCTTCGATGGCGCCCATTTACACGCCCACCGAAGAGAGAATGCGCTCCTGCTCCGTCTCCCAATCCAGATCCGGGGAGATCATCCCGCGCCGCTTCAGCTCGTTGAAGTACGTTTCGCCAGAAATTTTGCCGCTGGCGGCGCTCTTGAACAGCAGTTCCGCGCTGGCTTCGGCCAGCGAGGCGGCGCCAAAGTCCTTGAACAGCGTGACGTGGCCGCCTTCGCTCTCATGCACCCATTGCGCCATGAACTGGAGCGCCATATCGGCAGAATCCTCGATGTTGCTTGCGATCTTCTGCAACGCACAAGCGCCCTGCTCGTTGTCGGCCAGGGTCTGCGATTCGGTCACGTTGCCGGGCTTGATGACCAGTAATTCGGCGCCGGCCTGGCGCATCCGGTCTTCCAGGTCAAGGATGGACAGGCGGCCGGCATCGATCGCCTTGCCGCCGTGCTCCACGAATTTCAGGTCGCCGTCAGGGCTTTCTGCCTTGACGGCGCTACCCGTGCCCACGGTAATGGTATTCCCTTCGCCCAGCATTTTGGCAAACAGGATCGGAACTCGTGCAATATGCAGGATGTTCTGCTGATCGCTGTTGCTCTGCCAGTGCTCGACGTTGTTATATGCCAGCTCCAGCAAAGGGGGTGTGGCTTGCATGTAACCCAGGCGCTTGCCGTAGACCGGCGCGAAGGGAATGGTTTCCATGCTTGTTCGGCCATGAGCGTGAAGCTGCCACGCCTTCTTGTCGTTCGTGCCGGCTTCGCGCCAAACCTGCCAAGTGCCGCGCCCGAGGACGCGCACCTGCTCGATTTCTATGGTGTCAAAATCACCATCTGGAACCGACACGCTCTCAAGCAGGCGCAACTGCGTCAGCCCTTCGGCACTGGTCGCGTTCTTTGGCAGCCACCCCAGGATGTTTTGCGGGTGGATCTGCACGAAGTACGGCCGTACGCCGGCAGTCAACTCGGCCGCCTTGGTGGGGTAAAGTGCCCGCCCCTCTTCATCGACCGTCGGTGGATAGTCAACCAAGATGCCGGAAAAGCCATAGCCCAGCGCCTCCTGGGCGACCTCGGACAGAAAGCTATGCAGGTTGCGGCCCGACAGATCAACATCCTGCAGCCACGGCTTGAGCTGCTCTGGCACGTCCTCACCCAGCGTCACCGGCTTACTAAACGGCTTTGCCGACAGCACATCGATGGTCCGGGCGTAAGCGGGGAACAAGGTGGCCACGGACAGGCGCATCTTGTAGCTATCATCAGCCTCACCTGGCCATTGGGGCAAATACGCCTTGCCAGCCGCCCGCATAGCCTTGGTCCCGCCCAGCAGCGCGGAAATCAGCGCGCAATCCTCGTTCAGCTTTTTGGCTTCGGCTGATTGTGTGCGTACATCGGTCATGGGAATCCTTGTTGTTACATGCGCAGAGGCGTCACCGTGGCGGCGCGCTGCACGATCGGGTAGCGCTTCACGAGGAAGTAGCCATTTGCATCATTCGGGTGGTCGTGGCCAGTTTTCTTGTCCGGCTGGCCATCGGCGCCCCACACCTGCTGCTCCAGCGCCTCGGTCGTGGTTGGGCACATATCGGTGTTGATCTTCCAGCGTCGCTCGCCCTGGGCGTTCAGGATCATCGCGTTGTAGGCATTGACCCGATCCTTTACAGCAGGGTTCGAGTGGTTCACCTCCAGCAGAAAGCCCGCCTGGCGCAGAATGGACAGGTCCGACTCGCTGGCGTTCTTACTGCTGGTGTTCTGGCCAGAGGCATCAGGGAAAATCTTCACCTGGTGGCCTTTGTCCTTGAAGTCTTCCTTCAGGATCCTGGCCATGGCTGGCGTATCGCGCACTTGCACGCGCTCGGCCAGCGTGCGCGGCAGGCCATCCCGCACGACGTTAATGCAGGCGGTCATGTTCTGCACGTTGAAATCGAGGCCCACCATCAGCGGCTCGCCGGGCAGGATGATTTCGTTCGTGTGGTTCAGCTTGCGGTCAAAGTCCGCATAGACGCTGCCGCTGGTCAGGTTGGTGAATTTTCCGCGCAGGTAAGCGTCAATCAGCGCCGGCGGATAACTCGCCAGCAGCGACGGTATGTAGTCATCCGGCAGATTCAGCTCGTTATCAAACGTACTGGCCTGAATCAGGCCGTACATGGCGGCCAGGCCCGGCTTATCCCGGATCGCCTTCACGAACTGTTGATAAACGAACTTGAAGCCCTCGGGCGTCGTCGTCACGTCAATGCCATTCAGCAGACCCGGCACGTTGTACCGCATCCGCGCAATGATCTTGCGCCAGGCCATCTGCGCCTTTTTCAAGGGCATCACGTCCAGCTCATCGATTAGTGCATGACCGATCTTGAAGCCTACGATGGTTTCTGGCTTCTCCATGGAGCGGCAAATCACCGTGCCACGGTACCGGCGCCCTTCGTACACTTCGACCTCATGATCGCCCTGCTTCACCTTGATGCGCAGGCCCATCGCATAGGCCACCTCTTCCATCGTCGGATAGAAAATGTCGCGGATCTGCGGATAGGTTGGCGCGAAGTATCCCTGGTTGATGCCTGGCCACTGCCAGAAATGGCCGCAGATGCCAGCGCAGCCCACAAACGTCTTGCCTGAGCCGAAGCCAGCCACGTAGGCCTTGAACTTGTGCGGCAGCTGCAGGAAGTCGGCTTGCGGTACGTTCAGGTCAAACTGGATTGTCGTCATGGCGCTTGGCGTCTTTCACGCCGAAGGTGATGGCGACCGGTGTGGGGACCTGGTCGGCTTGCTCAGCCTTGGCCTTGTTCACGTAGATATCGCCCACTTCCTTGGCGGCCTGCTCGTAGAGGCTGGCCACCAGGGGTAAGTTGCGCATGTTTTCAGCCTTCTGCGCCAGCCTGGCCAGGCCGCGTAGGCGGAATGCCTTGCTGGCGATCGGGATTTCTTCGGCCTTGGCACGGAAGCTCGCCCGCGTCTCTTCGAAGATCGTTCGCCATTTCAGGCTCAGGTTGCGCCCGACATATGTGTTTGGATCGTAGAGCGACACCTGTTGGCGCGGCACATCGAGGCCAAATTCTTCCTTTACTGCCAGTGAAACCTGCGTCGGCGAGTCGAAACAGGCCAGCGCGGTGACGATGTACAGCTTCACCTCGTCCTTGAGTGCGGCCATGTTTTAGTTTCCTGTAAAGCAACGTAAAGCCTACGCGGCCTTCAGCAGACACGTTCCGCACGCCCTCGCTATGTTGATTTTCGCCACTTCTGGCGCGGTCTTTGCTGCGTCGATCATGCGTTGCACGTCCTGGCTTGCGCCGTAACGGCGAACCACGCCGATGAACTCTTCGACGTCATGGGCGCGCATGCAAAGTTTCGGCAGCCCGTACTTGTTGAATGCCGGCGAACCGAATTCATCCAGTTCTTGCCCTATATGAAATAGCTCGTGCTCGACCAGCGCACAGAACTCGGCGTCGCTGCAGGTCAGGCAATACGATGCGTCCAGGGTGATGAGGAAGTCCGGCACTGCGCCAAACCAATCGGCCATCTGTTGCTGCTGGCGGCCCTTCTGCCACGGACCACAGCGAAAGGTCATTTCCTCGCACTGGCCCAGCACGGTGCGGCCCTGCTTGTTGAAGCCGTGAGGTGCCCACAGGAACTGCACATCGGCATATTCCAGGTGGGCGTGGTCTTCGTTGTAGAGCGCGCCGCCTTCGGTGAGGATGGTGGTGCGTGCCCATTTGAGCACTTCAGGGGCGGGAGCGTAGCGCGTGTTTAACGGGTCGGCGAAAGACGCCGGCGGTACAGGCCGAAAACTGACCGTGTTACTGGGTGTTTTTCTAGGCATCGACAATTTTCGCTAAACAACTCGTTTCATGCGCCTCGTTCAGCGCTATACCGATCAGGCACTGCAAAACGTAGTGCTTCCTCACAGATCGGAAGGAACTTTATGAAAAAGCGCATCGCCCCC